AAAAGAATAATGTAACTAAAGTAACTAAACCTCATTTTCATATGGGTTACAATCCAGGTTCACAAAATCAAATGAACAAGAAAGATTATTGCGAACATTGCACTGACTTGGGTTTAGTTAACGATAAGGGAGTTACCTACTGTAAACTTATTGGGCGCACACTAGCAGATGATCTGGCGCAGCGTAAATTGAAGCGTAAATTGACCGATGCTGAATTCAATATGCATTGGAAAAGACAGTTGAAATGTGATCATCTTAATGGTAAGCGTGATGACAATCGCCCAGAAAATTTATACACCCGTTGCGGAATCAGCGATGCGTTGAAAACCTCAATCAATGAGGATTACTTGAATGACTACAAACTGGCTTGACATAAATTAAATTCCAGTATATAATACATATATGACACACAAATACGCCCTCATCGACCTTGCCAATACATTTTTTCGTGCCCGTCACATAGCATCCCGCAGTAGTACTGCTGAGGAGAAGATCGGGATGGCCCTTCATCTTACATTAGCAAGTACTAATCAAGTGGTGAAACGGTTCGGGATTGGTCATGTTGTGGTCTGTACCGAAGGCAGGTCATGGCGAAAAGACTTCTATGCTCCTTACAAAAAGAATCGTGTAGTAGATACCTTGTCTCAAACAGTAGCTGAGGTTGAAGAAAATAAATTATTTTGGGAAACCTATGAAGCCTTTACGACATTCTTGCGTGAGAAAACTAACTGTAGTGTCCTACGTGATCCAAAGGCTGAGGCTGATGATTTAATTGCACGTTTCATTCACTTGCACCCAGAAGATGAACATTTTATAATTTCAACGGATACAGATTACCTACAATTAATTACTCCCAAAGTTAAACAATATTCGGGTGTCACTGGAGAACTAATCACATTGGAAGGTTACTTTGATGACAAAGATCGTCCAGTAAAAGATAAAGAAAAGAATCCTAAACTATTAGAGGATCCACAATTTTTGCTATTTAAAAAATGTATGCGCGGTGACGCAACAGACAATGTATTCAGTGCTTTTCCCGGTGTGCGTGAAAAAGGTTCAAGTAAGAAAGCTGGATTGATTGAAGCATATGCTGATAGGACAAAACAAGGATTTGACTGGAATAATATGATGTTGCAGCGATGGACCGATCATGATGGTAATGAGGTCCGTGTACGTGATGCGTATGAAAGGAATCGGGTACTCATAGACTTGACGGCACAGCCAGAAGAAGTTAAACAGTCGGTAGATAAACACATTCGTGAAGGTGTTCGCAGAACTACTATCCCGCAAGTTGGGATTCACTTTATGAAATTTTGTGGTAAGTATGACTTACAGAAAATCTCTACTAACGCAGAGACATATGCAAAATGGCTCAACAGTCCTTATGTAGGTGTATTGAAATAATGGCTAAGTTTAGTTGGAAAACAATACGATCTGGTGAACCAGGTTTCATGCTAACCGACAAAAGAGGTGTCATGGTCATACCTCGGGCTAGTTTTGAACTTAGTCGCATGTGTCCTGAAAACTATAAGCAAGTTATAGATGAATGCATTCGCAACGGATGGTTGAAACCAGTTGCACATATGAAAGAATCCGAATGGATATGGGAAAAATTAGGAGAATAAATGGCACAACATAGTAATTATTGGAGTTCTAGTCCGTTCGCAGATTGGATCCGCGGCACTAAAAAACTCAGTGCAGGTACAAGTGAAGAATGGGATGAATGGACCACTCAAGCACAAATGAAACACAACTTTCGTTACTGGCTGGCTGAAGAAGCACTTGGTAATATCCAAGATTTTGTCACATGGCCTGTAAGGAAACTATATGATATCAAATACTACATTAACAACCGTTGGGTTACTCGCACTCATAGTCTTACCGCTCATCCTCGGGATATTACGCCGGGTCAATGGAAGGATGTTGGCAATCGCTTTCTTCCTTGTTTATTTAACGAGCTTGTTGATTTTGTTGAGGTAGAAAGTGCATGGAGTCACATTGCATGGGGTAGCAAAGAAGATCGTGTAAAATATGATGCTCCATTCTATGCTACAGGTTGGTTCCGTTGGAGAACATGGCGTTGCCCCCAAGCAGGATTAGATCACCTTGATTGGGCAATGACACTTACTAATGTAGAATGGTTAGCCGAAGATAAAAAAGGTGAGGCGGTACCAACTAGTCAGGCATTAGCAGCAAAAGAATTAAAAGAACTTTATACATGGTGGACAGTTACCTATCCTAATCGCCCAGATCCTTATGATGCAAGTGGCTGGACTGCTTACTGTGATAGTGTACGCATTGTGCATGGTGATAACTGGATTGGCAGAAAGAAAGATCCTGCTAGTAAAAAAGCAAGCGACAAGGCTATGAAACTATTAGACAAGATTGAAAAAGCCTACGAAAAAGAAGATACTGAAATGCTGATTAGGTTAATTAAGGCAAGACATAGTTTGTGGACTTGATATGAAAAAGATTTATTATGAAAAAGTAGGACGTAGGTACGTTCCCGTAAGTGAATACGATAATGAATACTTAGACAGTTTCTCAAAAGGTACTCATTTAGTTATGTGTTTTCCTGGTGGCCAAAGTCGTAGATACAACATTGACCCTAACTATGCCGCTATGATTGCTGCAGGAAGGGTAGCTGCGGATGAAATTACTCGTGCTATACACATGGCTAGTGAACTTAAACCGCAATCAACTCCTATCACTGAGGGTCAGCGTAAGGCTTGGAATAAATTAGCTAAAGAGTTTGGTACTGAACGATTTGCTTTGCAGCATGGTAGTGCTAGAGATTTAGCAGAAGCCGGGGTGAATGCTATGATGATAGAAGCAGATAAATTAATGACTAACCCTGCGGTGAGAAAAGCCTACGAACAGTTTTTGTTGGTTGCTGAACTAACAAAAGAATGATCATGCGTAAGTATATCACTAACAAATTCAATAGTGTATTTCTTCCCTATGAAGAAGGTATGATTGAATGGCTTAATGAGAATTATCCACATAGCAAATATGTTGTGGTAGAGGTTATATGACTGAACGACAACTAATTGGGTATATTGAGCGTGAAGAAGGGTTTTATCACTTGCATGAACCACCAAAAGGTAGTATAGTTACACAAGCATTTATACTTTGTAAGTATTGTAATGGTGCTATCTATCATTGTATGGGACCAAAATATGATGCAGTATGCTTAACTTGTTATGAGAAAGATCCGGACCTCAGATGAACGAACGAATTAAAGAAATTGCCATTAAGGCTGGACTAATTGCACCATGTGGAAGTGATCGTGAAGGGTTGCGGGATTTTGATTATAGAATGTTCGCCAAGTTGATTATAACAGAATGCATTGACTGGTGTAATGCTCATGCACGGGACGATGGTACTGCACAACGAATCGCAGAAGATATTAAAAAAGATTTCGGAGTTGAAGAATGAGAAAAGATTGGGACACACAAGAACAATCGGATTTGTTTGACGAGTTTCTCGCCGACACATCGGATTCAAGGTCACATAGCGTAATGACAGGTGCTTATGGTTACGCTGAACTAGAATGGGAAGCATTTCAGTATGGATGGAATGCTGCAAAGGTATGTTTTGGAGTTAAAGAATGAACGAACGAATTAAAGAACTTGCTATCGAGGCTGGATACCAACCCTTGCCTGGATTTGACTTTGCTAATAGTTTGGAAGAAACTTATTTGAAAAAGTTCGCCCAGTTGATTATTCGGGAATGTGCTGAAGTTTGTTATGACCATAGCAATGCTGCTGGTGGGGTTGATACTCATTTTGGATACGGGTATAAAGATTGCGGAGATGACATTAAACGAAATTTTGGAGTTGAACTATGAGCAAGCGCATTGGACCCATCACCCTAGACGGTGAAACAGCAGATCGTATCACCCTGTTGAACTTGAAAGAATATCGCAGTTATCTCAAAAAAGAGCTGGCCGAATGGCGTAAGAACCCCCGCACAGAAGATAACCCGTGGGGTCCGTGGATGAACCCAGAAGATGTCACGGGCAATATACAGGCCATTTCAGCCCTTGACCTAATCATCAAGCACTTTGGAGTTAAAGAATGAGTTTTATTTTAGGATTCATTGCAGGTTACATAGTAGCAGCTATCATATATGCATACCGTTCAAATGAAGATTCAAGGACAACGACAGAATGAATGAAGAATACTACGACTATCTGAATGACCTGAGAGAATCAGGGGCGGTGGCTTTTGTTTGATAAACTTGCCGTTAAGATTAAACAACATTTCGGAGTTGAAGAATGAACGAACGAATTAAAGAAATAATGTTTCAGTCTGGATTGGGCTATATGAGCAGTGCCCATCCAATTCTTGTAGAAAAGTTCGCCGAGTTAATTGTGCGGGAATGTGCTGACATGGCAGAATCTTTCCATCGCCATCAATATGATATGACTGGCAATTTAGAATTACATGAATTTATAAGAGAACATTTCGGAGTTGAAGAATGACACCAGCACAAATTAAAAAAAGATTTGATACGATTCAGAAAAATAAAAAAAAGTGGGATGCATCACTGACAGTATTACAAGAATTATGCCCGCATACTAACGCAACACATAAAAACAAGGCTAATACTGGTAATTACAGTCCGTCTGACGATTCGTATTGGACTGATCATACGTGTCCGGACTGTGGCAAAATGTGGTGTACCGATCAAGACTGGGACAGAAAATGAACGAACGAATTAAACAACTTGCTCTAGAGGCCGGTGACTATGTGAATGCTGTATATACGCCGCCTGTCAGAAGTAAAACACCTGGGAAGATTTGGGAAGATGGACATATAGGTTGGAATGAACAGTTTCAAGAGAAGTTCGCCGAGTTGATTGTTCAGCAATGTATGAATCAAGTAAGAGAACAATATCTACCTGTGCTAGAAGATGAGATTATGATGAAGGACACATATTGGGATGGTTATGTTCTGTGTGGTGTTGATAGTTATGTGGCCATTAAAGAACATTTCGGAGTAGAAGAATGAATGAGAAGTCTTTTAGTGAATTGTTGCGAGAGCATCGGGAAAAAAAGCGACTGGAAGAATGATCAAAAATACTGTTGAATATAAACTAATCTCTAGACACTATGGGGACAAAGTTGCCAAGCGTAGTCAAGTACCTTTAATGAATCATATCAACGAAGGCTTGATTGTGTTAGATCGCATTAGTGCAACAGACCAAGCCAAGAGGGCATTTTGTTTGCATCCCTTGTTGCAAGCAGACACAGACTTGAAAGAGAACTGCTATCTTGTTTCGTTTGTTGAGCCCCATGTGCTACTGTTGACTATGGAATACCGTAGTGTGGCAAATGAGTTTCTTAGTGATAAGATTCCTGCCCACAAAGAGGACACTATTCGACTGAGCCCATTGTTCGAGGTTAATGAAATGCTGGTGGCTGATAAGGTTCAAAATTACAAGGATTTTATCACATATCATAGAGATACACACACTCGCAGTAAAGAATTGAGTGAGTATTTCTTGATGTGGTTGGCTGCATTGGATATTACCGCAGCAACATATAACAGATTGTGCAAAGCAATTGATGAAAGTAAAGTATGAACGAACGAATTAAAGAACTTTATTCTGAGGCAGCATTGTATGCATTTAATCAACGATTTATCCCGGGAGTTGTACGAGAATTACAAGAAGTAATTACAGAAAAGTTCGCCGAGTTGATTGTTCGGGAATGTGCTGACATGGCAGAATCTTTCCATCGCCATCAATATGATATGACTGGCAATTTAGAATTACATGAATTTATAAGAGAACATTTCGGAGTTGAAGAATGACTAAATTTGAATATTCAAAAAGCGGATTGTGGTTTACCAAAAGTCACAAAGGCGAGCAAGTAAATCATTTATTCAGGCTTGGCACTACTACAATTGATGGTATGAAAATTTATGAAATTATTGTTGGTAAGTTTAGATTGGCTTGGAGTTGAAGAATGATCAATCTTGATTTTACCATTAGCAATCCGTTCAGCGACCGCTTTAGAATATTAGCATCAAAATGTAAGATGCTCACCAAGCATAAAGCAGTTGAAGCCAATATTTACTGTACAGCAAATATTATTAAATTATCATTGGTATATTCAACTAGACAAGATCATGCCGGGCTGCAAATAGAAGTTGGACTATTTGGCTACGATTTTGAATTACACTTTTACGACACCCGTCACTGGGACTATAAAACACACCAATGGGAATAGTATGGTAAATCTATCTGATTATTTTGCCAAGAATAGACACGTTGCTAAATATGAATTTGGTCAACGTGTATTTGGATACTGGAATAGTATTCCATTCGTTGGTACGATTGGCAACGATACAGTAATCAATGACACAATTGGACCACAGTTTAGTATTCATTTAGATTTACCTATTCTCTATGAAAAGGTAACATTTAATGTTATAGTAGATAAACAAAGTAATTTTAAAAAGATTACAAAATTAATAGAAATGGAAGAAGATGTCAAAACCGCTAATCGCAAAACCCGTCGTTAAAAATCAATTTTGGATTGTTACTGACGGTACATCAAAAGTAGGCAATGTTATTGCTGATGGGTCTGGATTTGAGGTAAAACTTAACGGAAGCAAAACTCATTTCAAAAATACTAATTCTATTCAGAAGCAAACCAATATAGAATTTCAAACAATCAAAATAGATAAGAACAAAAAAGAAATACTTTTTAACGAATATCCCACTACTAAGAAGGTATTTAACTCTATACTTGATATCAAGCGCAAGATACATGTTTTTACAAAAACACAAAAAAGCAAGTGTTTTCATGCTGCAGGATGGTATGTTTTGATGCAAGGAGAAGAACCAACTGTTATTTTTTGCCCTAAATACATCTTTATCCAGCGGTATGAGTATCTAGGTCCTTATAAAACTGAAGATGAGGCAAAAAAGCAGATAAATATCTAATGCATATCAAACGATTTATTGATAGAGTATCTAATATTGAAAGTAGACAAGGCAAAGATGTGGTTATTCCATTATCTGATGCCCGTGGTCTGCGTGATGAATTAGCTAAATTATTAATAGATCATTATGAGGTTACTGAAGGAAAGAAAGACACTTCCGAAGTTATTCAAGTTGAACTAGTCGGAGGTAAATTTTAATGAGTAGAACGCAACCAAAAATATTATTGGAACTTGTAGATAAAAACACATACAAGTCTGATCAAATTGTAGAAGCTAGTGGTATCTGGGCTGTATTCTATGATCGCCAACCGATCAACTTAAAGTCACAACACTATCAAGACCCCGATGCTACTCCTAAATATAAGAAAACAAGTTTTAGTAATCCAGGACATGCACGGAATCTTTGTCGCAAGCTAAACATACAATTTCAAACAAATTTATTTACTGTAGTGTTTATGAACAATGGTACTACAGTGTACCCCGATGAATGATAGAAAAAAAGTAAAATACACTATCACTAGGTTAGTTATGGATCAACTACCTAGCAACAACATTCCAATTGAAACAATCATAAGTGATTGGTGGTTCACTAAATCAGGTGACAGCCTGCGCCTCACCCCACAGGGTGATATAATGTTTAGACAAGCAGAAATTGAATATTTTGACTTAGCAGTTACAATTAGAAGTGGCGCTTGGTATAAGTTTCTAACTGAATGTAATAAGAAAATTAAATGCCCATATTATTTTAGTGTAAATAAAACTATAGAAGTAAAAGAACCCTTCATCAGACTGTATGATAGCAAGATAGCAATGATGCTAGCACTATACGGTGATATAGAAAGTTATTTAGAATCCGTTAAAGTTCGGGCTAATTAATACCACTCACCTTCGTTACGCATACGTTTAATAAAAGACAAGTAATTACTACATACACCAAAACAACGTAGGTGTACTGTACTAAACATTGCTCTATCTTGTATCTCGGGTAGAAATATAACACTAGAGTTGTTTACAGGAACAGTGCCGGGAGTGATAATTTTACCGTTACTTGCTGTTACAGGTGTACTTTCAGTAGCAGTGGGAAACCAAAAGTAATTAGGATAGAGGTTACTTGGTTGAGTTACTATCCAAACTTGCATATCACTATTCATAGCATTTAACCAAAATCGTGGACCTTGAAGATACTGTTCGGTCACTTCAGTAATTGGTTGAGTAACACCTAAAAATAGTACCCCGTCTATTCGCCAAACATTAACCATAGTACTGAATCCAGCATTCATTGATTTGGTTATTTGTTTAGGAGTAGCAGCATCTTCAAAATTAGTTCCATTGAATATGCCCTGATAAGATATATATTGCATTTAGTATTTAGTCTTGTCAACGGAACCTTGGGCTACGGCGCTAAATATATATATGCAAGACAAAATGTCAAGCATAAATTTCATTAACTTTAAAGGAAACTACAAATGAAAAAAATCGCAACTGTTATCGCTACTTTATTGGCAACCGCCGCTTTTGCTGCTGAGCCGGCCAAGAAAGAAGAAGCTAAAAAGACTCCAGCTGACAAAGTTGAAGCACCAGCCGCGGCTAAACCAGTAGCAGCACCTGCTGCTGCACCAGCCAAAGAAGAAATTAAATTGGCTAAGAAAAAGGAAGACAAAGCAGTGGATGCCACTAAAAGTGCTAAACCTGTCAAGGACAAAAAAGCTACAGATAAAGCTGCTACGGAAGTCAAGCCAGCAACTGCTACCAAGTAATACTTTAATAAACGACACTGATGACGATGATGGTCCAGAAATTTTAGACTTTCATTGTGCATATAGTTGTCCTAAAGTAGCACGAAAGGTTATGGATTTTGATGATGATAAACCATTATCAGATTCTGTAACCAGTAAACTGGCTGTTGCACGAGAGCAAGCTATACAAAAATATAGAGAAATCTATATTCAGGTATAAATACAGTTAATGAGTTCTGTTACAAAAACTCAATTTACACATACACAGGAAAACAAATGTTAAACCAATTAGCAGGTTATTTTCATAACCTATTCAATAAATTCGGCAGGCCCCAGACTTATGGCTCTGCACTAGAAGAATATATAGTAAGTCGTTCCCCACAAAATACAGGTGACATAGATCGGTTGACCCATCAATATCAACTTTCTCAAGAGAAAAATACCGGGAGATTATGGTTGTGACTTACTGGTGGCCAGTAACTGACGAAGAATGGGAGAGGTTGAATTACCCTGAAAAATTTCAACCCAAAACTAAATAACATACTTTCAAAGGATCCATTATGTTTACACCTGATTTTTATATAGAATTATTCCAGTCCTCAAAAAGGATGGCAACTAATCAAATTTACAAAGACGAGAGATTAAATAAGGTTGCCAACGACTTTATAGATGCCCAAACAGTCTTTGCAAAGATGATGGCAAAGAATACAATAGAGATGTTGTCTTATGCTGCGGACAGTATGAGCAAAACAATTTATCCTCATGGTGAGGATGAATCAGTCAAGGTAAAGACTGAGAAAAAATAAGCCAGTTCACACACACCGACATTAACACAAGGAGAATAATATGTCAGATTTCACACCAAAAATACCCGAAGTAAAATTCAACAAGAACGGCTACGAGATTCGTACCGAAATTCTAGATATGGCTAAAGGCCTTATTTCTGAAGAATATCACTCTAAGTTCCGAGGCTGGGAAATGTCAGTTGCTAAGGACGAAAAGACTGGGCAAGTGGTTACTACTGTAGCAATGCCAACTTTTCCGGGCTTAGACAAGATTTTGGAAACTGCTGAAAAGATGTATGGTTTTGTAAACCAAAATACAACTAAGAAGTAATTCGTTCACACACCGTAATGCCCCTTAATTGGGGCATTGCCACGGTTGACATTAAATGGATTTGGGTATATAATACAATCTTAGACAGTTAACTAAAGGACTTGAAATGACAGCACTTCAGAAATACATAGATCAAAAGAACAAATGGAACCGTCTGTTCAAAGGTAAAGAATATGAGATTCAAACTAGTAAAGGTCGGCAGGAAGTTGCTGATTGTTTGGACTGTGACCTCAGCCCCGAAAATCTCTCTTGCGACGGCGAACTCTCCCGTAGTCAAGTTCAGGCTAAATATCGTCAATTGACACAAGTTGCAAAAGAACTGCAAAAACTGGATTCTACTGTAAAATTTTACGAATTTGCTTGACATTAAATGGTTTTGGGTATATAATAGAATCTTAAACAGTCAACAAACAGAGATAAATATGAATAATTTCAATATCAACGACACAATTTCTTGGTCTAGTGCAGCAGGAAATCTTGAAGGTGTTATCACTAACATTTGCTTGAGTCTGAATGCTGCTAATAAAATTGTTCCTTGGATTGATGTTACACTTGGTCAGATCGCCGGACATGATTATTCGGTTCGTCTGTGTGCTACGCATCAAAATTTGAATGCAATGCGTGTTGCCAAACTTGAAACTGAAACTATTTAAGGAGAAGAAAATGGATTACAACAACATGGTAGACACACAACGGGGCATGGCACAGATGCTGGGCAAGACCTTTGTTCAAGTCACTGGCTCCGTTGGTGACCGCGCGATGACTTTCGTAACCGCACAGGGCGAGCGTTTCATGTTCGCTCATGAGCAGGATTGTTGCGAATCAGTGGACATCAACGACATAGTTGGTGACCTGCAGGATTTGGTTGGCGAGCCTTTGTTGGTTGCTGAGGAAGTGCAGGGCAATACTCCTGTGGACTTCAACGAAGAAGACCACGAGTCTGTAACTTGGACCTTCTACAAGTTCGCTACCCGCAAGGGCTATGTGGATGTGCGTTGGTTGGGTGAGTCAAACGGCTACTACTCAGAGAGCGTGGATCTGTTCGTAGAGGGCGTGGTTGTTCCAGGAGAACATCAGCCTACTCTAAGCGACCTGCTACGTGCCAAGTTGGTTTGGGTATATAATAGAATCTTAAACAGTTAATTACAGGAAACAAAATGGCTCGCTATCAAAAACCTGCTCTCCTGAATATCAATGCCGATGATGCATGGGCCGCGGCTTGTCAAGCACACCGCCTCAATCAGGGTTACATTAAAAATGTTGAAGATGCTCCTGCAGGGCAAACGAACCGCAATTTGGTGACGCAATTTCTTGCTGACACTACTCAGATTACTGATGAGGATCGTGAACAAGGTAAGAAGGTTCGTCAATTCTATCAAGCATTCACATTCAAAATCCTGAAAGGTATCAAACTATCAGAGTTTGACAACACCGCAATGTTGATTGCGAATCGTGATATC